GAAAAGCTAACCATGATAGCAATGATTAGAAGATTTAATGAGGATATTAGCAAAGCTAATAGAACTTGGCGTAACTAAAATATATTAAAATATTTCTCGACACAATCATGGGTTGACGGCTAAACCCAACCAATGGGCAAAATCAATAGCAGGGCAAAGGGTGCAGCGGGTGAGCGAGAATTAGCTAACTACCTACGCGAGCAGGGCTGGCAGAAGGCCAGACGCACCCAGCAATACGCAGGCAATCCAGAGGGTGGCAGCGGTGACGTAGTCTGCGAGAACTTCCCCTTTCATATCGAAGGCAAGCGTTGCCAAGCACTCAAACCCGAAGAGTGGATGGAGCAATCCAAGCGGGATTGTCCAGCAGGCAAGATCCCAGCGGTATTCTTTAGGCGTAATGGTCGCAAAGAGTGGCTGGTCATACTAACCGCCGACAGCGTGTGCGAATTAGCTCGACAGATAGCACCCGCCAATGTCACCATCGAGTATGCAAAGACCGCAACGATTGCCCAAGGCTACTACGTTAAGTCACCAGCTTTTGACGAACTTACCCCCAACATAAACAACCCAAATAAATAAATAAAGGAGATACTACAATGGCATTGACATTAAGTGAATCAGCTAAACAAGAACGCAAGTTGCCCGAAGCTGGCGCAACCGTAGGCGTTCTCTACAGCCTAGTCGATCTAGGACATCAGAAAACCAATTGGGACAACCAAGAGAAGTGGACACCAAAAGTCCGCTTGACCTTTGAGTTGCCCGATCAGACCGATGAGTTTGAGGTGGTCGAAAACGGCAAAACTACCAAGGTCGAAAAACCTATGGTCGTTTCCATCGAGCAGACACGCAGTCTTGGCGAGAAAGCAAGCCTACGCAAGCTTCTCGAACAATGGCGCGGTCAGACCTTCACCTCCAAGGAACTCCAGGCATTCAGCTTGAAGAACTTGCTTGGAAAGCCAGCTATGCTGACCTTGATCCACAAGACCAGTCAGCAGGGTCGGCAATACTGCGCCATCGCAGGTGCATCGAAACTCCCCAAGGGAATGAAAGCACCAGCTACCACCACCAACGATCAGTTGTATTACGAAATCGAGCAGGGTGAGGGTGGCCAGTTTAATGATATGCCAGAATGGTTGCAGGAGAAGATCCGCGCATCCAAAGAATTTGCTACCGCTGCTGGCAAGTCCACGGCCACTAAGGTCGAGCTTGACGCAGACGGTAATCAAGTTCCGTTCTAGGTTATATGGCACTTACTATTACAAGTAAGTGGGATAGCTCCTCGGCTAGTTCCAAGTTAGTCACTGTTGAAAGCAGCGGCCACTGGTATGATGCCGAGGGGCGATCTGCCCACGTTATTCTAGGCAAGAATGGCAAGGAACGAAACACTACTGTTGCTGACGCTAGAAAGATGGGATTGCTTCCTAGCGTTACCAGCGTGCAGTCAATTTTGGAGAAGCCACAACTCACAGCATGGAAAATTTCCACCGCCGTAGAGTCTGCGCTTACCCTACCAAAGGAGGAAAATGAAACACTCGAAGAATACGCAAGAAGGGTCGTTGAGGACAGCAAGGCGCAAACCAAGAAAGCCGCAGAACACGGCACGGCAGTTCATACCGAAATGGAAAATATCCTTTTGGGACGTAGTTGCTCCACAGATGAAGTCCTTAAACCTTACATCGAAACCTTTAGAAAATGGGCAAGTGAAAATGTCGAGAAAACGCACTGGTGCGAAAGGTCCTTGGTCGGTCCTGGTTACGCTGGCAGATGTGATGCCTACGTCAGATTAAAGGGAATTGGAGATGCTGTAATTGATCTGAAGAACCGAAAGGTCAACAAGAAGTATAACACGCCTCCATTCTATCCAACCGATGCGCAGCAACTTTGGGCATATAGGAATGCAAGCGAGAATCCGAAGTGCGCCTGCGTGTCAGTTGTTCTGGCATCCAATGATCCAGAATACATAGAGCATCATCAGTGGGACGAAGACGAACTCTACCAAGCTGGAATCGCCTTCTGCGCTATGCAGAAAGTGTGGGCTTGGGTTAAGGGCTACACGCCTCCTGGGATGAAGTTATGATCGACCCAGCCGATGTCTTATGGCTAGAGGAGTTGCTGGATCAAGTCTATAGGAGTTTAGCCAAATGACCGCACCCACTATCCAAGAGATGGGTAATGCTGCGCAGGAGATTGTGTGGCGTGTTATGGGCAAAGGATCGGATAAATCAGCATACGGAGATTGGTTGGTTAAGGATCGGCCTACGCACGATTACCACATAGCCAGAGCAATCCGCCATCTAGCCACGGCGCAGATGCAACTGCACAAGTCCACACCTTGTCCAGACAATAATGGCGAAACAAGTATTGACCATCTTGAGCGTGCGCTGGTACGCTCGCTGTTCGTGTTAGCACAAATAAGAAAGGAAGTACCAAGATTATGAACCAAGAAGAAATAGACAAAGATTGGGATGAGTTTTTTAGCAAGCCTCGTCCTTGGCTTTATTCAAACTACGGAGATAAATCAAGCAACAGCGATGAGTCAGAAACTGAAGAATCGTTCCAGAAGTTCTGCGATAACGAAGGAAACAATAAGTATCCAAAGGAATGAAACTCGCCCTGTCTTGGATCTGTTATCACATTGGCAATATCACAAGCTTAACGCTGATGCGATTAGGCCACGGATACGGTTTCTACAATCGAATGATGATCTGGTCATCTGCACTGGATGAACACGGCAAAATATGGAAGGACGTAAAATGAAACAAGCCTTAGTAACACAATCGTTCGGTGAAGAGTGGAAGAAAATCATTGATCTGACTAGGCCGCGCATGGAGGCATACTGCAAGCGTCACAGCGTTGACTTCATTCTAATTGACAAGCCTCTCACCCACCCGATGCAGTATTCCAAGTCTGCGATTGGAAATATCATGGCAACGAAGAACTACGAGCAGGTCACATTCGTTGACGCTGATGTTCTGATTGCAAACGATTGCCCAAACTTGGGAGATGACGCTGGTGTGTTCTGCGCCTTTGACGAGGGGGCTTATCTTGATCGCAAGCCAGATATGGTAAAGCTGGCGGGTGCATTTGGCGGAGTAATTGAGCCTAAGTTTTACGTCAATACTGGCGTGTTCGTAGTTCATACCAAGGTTGTTGGTATATTATCAATGCCGCCAATCGGCCTACACCCAAATCACTTTGCCGAACAGACCTGGCTCAACGTGATGGCGCACCTATGGAACATTCCGCTGACCGAACTTGACCCGTCATTCAACTGCATGACCAGCGTGGAGTCACACTTTGGGTTAGACCGCCACAAGGATGCGATGATTATTCATTACGCTGGGCAGTCAAACGATCTGGTTAAGTTGGCTAACCAGATTCAAGCTGACGAAGCGAAGCTGGTGGAGCTGGGTCGGTGAGGTCCACGCAGCTTTGTCGTGGTGATTACGATGACAGGTTGCAGCAGTTGGCTGGTGAGGTTGCGCTCCAAGCTATCCGCGATCTACGGATGCTACGCAAGCGAGGGATGGTTAAGGGCATGAAGATCATTAAGGATCACCAAGGTGTGCCACTCAACGATGCCTTGGAGTATAAGAACTCGCACGAGGTGCAGAAGCTGTTGCGTGACTTTAAGACGGGGGTTGTTTCGTGGTGGTGCAGAGCCAGCGGGGTGCAGATAGATAACCGCACGTTACTACGGAAACTAAAGGAAAACGACTATGTTCTGCCTACTTGATCTTGCTGGCATCGTTTGGGTTATTTCTGCTTTTATCCTTTACACATCCCTAACTTTGTCGGCACTCTATTGCGCAGGTTACTTGATCTTCAAGTTAATCGAAATAATAAAAAAGGAACTGGACAAATGAGGAAAAGAAAAACAAGAAGAAGTATTAAACTCGTCAAGGTTGAGGATTACGATGCCGTCAAGATTCTTGTCGATGTAGAAGATGATTTGTTCAATGCTATGGCCGAGGCTGGCCGTCAGCACATCGTAAAAGATAAGGTGGCTTGCTTTGAATACGCACTCAACAAAGCGTTGCTGGAAATGATGGAGGAAATCAAATGAGCGAGTTTAAGCAGAAGGTTTTAACGGCAGCGGTAGATCGGTATGTGCTAACCAAGACGCAGTGCGAGATGCTACGCCAAGATGCTGAAGTGATCGGGATGAAGCGTGCGACTGTATTGAAGAAGGATGGCACTACTCGCAGGTCGTTTGCTAGGAGTTGCAGTTCATGCTGGATACCATACGCCAAGCATAATAACTGGATCTATAACATTATGCGGGAGTTGACCGATGCCATCAACGCAGAGCATTGGAGGTTTGATATTACTGGCGTACAACAGTTGCAGATCCTAAAGTACAATCCACTCCAACAGTTCTGGTGGCATTGGGATACGTTTACTGGATCTGATCGCAAGTTGACGGCTGTCGTCAATCTATCTGAACCTAACGAGTATCTTGGTGGAGGATTGCAGGTTAAGGCTGACCTAGACAACGCCAAGTTTATCCGTGAGCAGGGAGCAGGTTGCTGGTTTCCGTCCTACATTGAACATAGAGCGCGTGCGCCAATATGGGGAACGCGCTGGGTGCTGGTGGCTTGGTTTACTGGACCAGCTTGGAAATGAGTATTGACGATCAGATTCGATTGGTAGGAGTGCTGGCAATTGGCCTTGGGCTGTTGACATTGCTGTGGGGAAATAAATGACTCACGCTGCCAATCTACCCCGCCACTTGTACGTCAAGTGCGATATGGAGTTTGTGTCTGATGGCGAGAAGCAGGGAATAGAGGACGCTGTGTGGTTCGGACTAACCGCAGTACCTGGGCGAGCTTGGGGATGCACAATTATGCTCAAATGTGGCGCGCTGTACCGAGGCTTGCCACTACACGCTCTGGCTCACGGCGAGATTGCAATTATGGATTGGGACATTAACGATGCACAACGCTGGGATTGTTTTGGCTGGAACTTCACAACAATCGAGTACGAGTATCTAATGGGTCTGTCTTGCCGAGTATGGATTGCAAGCAAGAAGGATTGGGAGGTTGGTCGTTATCTATTCACAGCCGAGCCTTACGGAGATGGGTTCTCGATGGACCCAAGCCAAACCAAGTCACACCATTTTATTGCACTTAACAATGGACGTATCACGGCTGTTCCAGGTAATAATGTGCTTTGGAAAGAATCAAGCTTCACTACTCCAACCGAGAAACCTAATTGGCTGCGGACGCAGTCGCAGGTCTGGCATGGAGAGCAGGCCACATGGGACGATGTGGTTGGTGAGGAAACAGCATAGGAGGTCACAATGCCACTAGGTAAAGACGTAAGTAAGAATATGAGTGAGTTGGCTAGGGATAACAAAAAGAAGGGCAGCGAGCGTGGAGCAGGCGGTAAGCCGCGATCACGCGAGCAGATGATTGCCATTGCGCTGTCAGCAGCAGGCAAGAGTAAGCCACGCAAGTTTAGGATGCGGTCTGGTTCGTAATGCAAGTCGAGGCTAAAAATCGCCTCAAGTGGGCGCGCGATTGCCTTCTCAATGCTCGCAATAGGCTGGCAGTTGAGAGGGATCGCGCGACTCACGGAAGGTCAATTGACATTATCCAGATCATTACTCTGGTTGATGCAGCAAGTTTGGTGTGCAAAGAGGTAGCGGGGGATGAATGAAAAAGATTGACTCATTAAAATAAACAAAATAGAAAGGCAGGCAAAATGAAACTCTGGACAAACAACTCAAACTCAATTCACAAAGTCGATGACAATATGCTCTATCCACGCAATACCTATGTGTTGCCCGATGAGTTAACTGGACCAACCTGGGACGATTCCATTCCTTGCCCACACAAGATCAAGCCTTACTACAAAGGCAGGGCTGCTGGTGGGGCAACAGCCGTGTACCGCGCTGGTGCAATCGGTGATGCAATCATTGCTACCGCTTACGTCAATTACTTGGTGCAGGAATCGGGTGGGGTTGTTGAGGTGTACGCGCCTGCTCGCAACCTACCGCTGTACGCTGGGCTGGGTGCAAAGCTGTGGCCGTTGCCTGCATCGCTGGAAGCGTGGGATTCTTTTGACGCACACCTACCTACTGACGATTTGTTTAGTGGGCAGGTTGGTAACACGAAGCTAGGTACTGGTCCTGGCAACTGCTACCAGCGGATCTATGAATGGATGGGGGTTTGGGATGAGAAGACGATGGCTAAGTATTGTAAGCCAGTTCTACATCTCATCGAGCCAGACCATGAAGAGTTGAAGGCGATGGGCAAGTGGCCTATGCCAGATCCGTTCTTTGCTTACCACGTTTCGTCCAGCGGTCCGACCCGCACCTATCCGCCAACGATGGGGCAGGAGGCTGTGCTGGCGTTGCTTGAGGCTTACCCGAAACATCACGCCGTAATCATTGGGTTGGACAACTCAAACAACTTTAAGGTGGATCACCCGCGAGTGATTGACTTATTTAATTGCACCAAGACTGTGCGCTCGTTGTTCCCAGTGATAGCTGGGGCTGACTTTGTTGTTGCGCCAGATAGCTCAGTCAATCACATGGCTGCTGGGTTGGATACGCCGTGTGTGTCGTTGTTCGGCTCGTACCATCCAGATGACAGGGTCAAGTATTACCCAAAGAATGTTCCAGTGTTCAAACCCGATACTTGTCCTCACGCGCCTTGCCGTCCTCACGCTGGGTTGCCGCAAGCGAAGTGTAAGGATGCGACAAACAAGACTCCCAAGACTCAATACTGGTGCAATGCGCTACGGAACATAACAGCGCAGGATATTGTTGAGGCCAGTAAGAAAGCAATGGAACTGGAAAACAAATAACTAACTGGCGTTGTGGTACGCAGGGAGATCCTGCGGCGGGACGTTTCCTCAGTGTGTTCTCCTCTTGAATCAGAGCCAGTTTGAATTTTATGACAACAGCACAACGACAAGCTGAAGAGATCGTAGGCCAAGTTGATTGGCAGTCCGAGAATCACGGGCTGTGCAAGTGTCCAGGTGAGGCTGCACATACCAGCCACACTCGCATTCGAGATACAACGGTGTTCGTGGATGGTGCGCCTACAATCTTCTGCTGGCATACTTCCTGCACGCCGTATCGTGATGATGCTAATCGCAAGCTGCGCCGATCTATATTCAGCGATGTTCTCTACAAGCCAGTAAACATTATGTCTGGTGGTACTTCGATACCAAGGCCCTTGGTAGTCAAGAAAGACCCGCACACCGAGGTGCTGGATAGGATCAAGACGATTGCTGAATCAAACAAGCAACGCTATCTAACGCACTACACTTGGGACCCAGCGGATATGTACGAGGAAAGTCCGACCAAACTTGGCGATCCAGCGCAGGATTATCAGTTGTTCCTATCTATGTTTAATCCAATTGACAACATTTGGATCGGAAACGTAACGGACAGCGGTAAGCATCCAAACAACTTCCGCATAGCTTACGAGTGGAAAAAGCTGGATGAACCAATTGGTCAGTACACAACTGGCGCGAGCTACAAGCAAGGTACAGTCAGCCGATCCAACGATACGGTTGAGCATAGGGTGTTCTTGGTTGTCGAGTCGGATGTGCTGACCAAGCCAGAGATGGGCGCGGTGTTCCAATTGATGCGCGATTTATTTAGTATGAAACTACACGCTGTCGTGGATACTGGCGGAAAGAGCTTGCACGGATGGTTTGAGATGCCACCAAAGAACGAGTGGGTGGATCAGTTGAAAGCTTTTCTTATTCCGTTAGGGTGCGATCCTGCAACATTCAAACCCAGCCAACCCGTTAGGATTCCTGGGGCAAAGAGAGAAGACAAGATGCAAAGCCTATTATGGTTTTGCAAAGGAGGAAAATGATAGAGCCAGCAGTAGCGTTAGGTATTAAGCCGAAGGTGGACGAGTGGCCGCCGATCAAATCTTATGCACAACTTATCAAGGAAGACTTACCCGCACCAGAGACGTTAATTGAGGGGATGCTGCACAGAGGCGGGAAGATGTTGCTGGGTGGAGGAAGCAAAGCATTTAAGAGTTGGTCACTTATCGACTTAGCCCTTTCGTTACACGCTGGTGTGCCTTGGTGGGGGCAACAGTGCAAGATGTCGCGGGTGTTGTTTATCAACTTTGAGATCCAAGAGTGGAGTTTCCGCAATCGGTTGGCTGATGTTATCAAGGCAAAGGGGTTGGAAGATAAGGCCGATGACTTTGATGTCTGGACGCTCCGAGGTTACGCTGCCGACCTTACTCTAATCCGCCCGATGATTGAGAAGCAGATTGAGGGCAAGGGCTACCAGGCGATCATACTCGACCCAAACTATATGCTGATGGGTGATCGGGACGAGAATAGCGCGGGCGATATGTCAACGCTGATGAATGAGTTTGAGTACCTCGCAACAAGACACAATCTGTCAATCATCCTATCCCATCACTTCTCAAAGGGTAACAAGAGTGGTAGCGAGGCTATTGATAGGTTCAGTGGTAGCGGGGTGTTTGCCCGTAATCCAGATAGCCTTGTTGTGCTCACGCCTCACGAAGAGGATGAGAAGACATTCACCTGCGAGGTGACGCTCCGTAACTTCAGCCCTATGGATGCCTTCGTGGTCCAATGGTCTTACCCACTATTCCGTCAGAACTTTAGCCTTAACCCAGACAAGCTGAAGAAACCAGGCGCCCACAAGGCTGTTGACGATAAAAGGTTCTTAACTGAGATGGGTTCAAAGGAGTGGCAGGCTGGCGATTTATGCCGCCATATCATTGAAAAGTTGGAAGTATCGGAATCCACGTTTTATCGCTATCTTAAACGCCTTCACAAGGCCAAGAAGATACTGTCTGACAATGGCTTATATACTGCCAATCAGACTACTTTCTAATCTACTTTCAAGTTACTATCATTACTAGAGCAGTCAGACCCTTATATATATATAAATATATTTCGCGAAGGAAAAGTAGGAACAGGACTCCTTAGTCCGTCCTGTCCCTACTACGCTACGCTATTTCCGTAGCGTTCTTCAAAATGAACAAACAAGGCTGGCAGGGCTGGCTCGCACACCATCACACCTGCCAAGACGGAGTTGGTGATAAGGTGGTGGGTGTGGTACAATCGTGAAATGAACAACAGTAAACCTGGTTTGTATGCGAATATTAACGCCAGACGCAAGGCTGGCACTAGCCGTCCTAAGTCTAAAAGCACCATCAAGCCTAAAGTATGGCGTATGATGAAGGCCAAGAAGGGCGGGTTTGAACCACGATAGAGAGCAGTTGAAGGTAGCGCACAAGTTCATTGGCCTGCTTCAACGAGAGAACGCTCAGTTGCATGGCGTTCTACGCTTGCTAGGTCAATTGGTTGATGATATGAATGCGAATTGCTCCTATGAAGTATTTGAAGTGCAATGGAACAGCCTTACAGAGCAGGTTAAGAGGCTGTCAGGCTTCTTTGAGAACCACCAGAAGGCACTACAGTCGCTCCAGGACTCGATTCCTGACGTTTGGGACACCGATGAGGTAGATGATGAATCCTAGAGACCTACCCTGCAACAGCCCTAGGCGCACACCTGGAGGACCAAAGAAGTTTGTAGTGCGTGCCTGCCAAGGCGGTGAAAGCAAGACCATCCGCTATGGCGATCCCAAGATGACCATTAAGAAGAGCAATCCAGACCGTAGGCGTAGCTTTAGAGCTAGGCACGGGTGTGACAGCAAGCCTCCAAGCAAGTTAACCCCGCGGTTTTGGTCGTGTAAAAACTGGTAATATGGCAAAGGTAGCCAAAAAGAAGGCTCTAAAACGCTCACAATCGAGCGCAAATGCCGTTTCTAAGCGTCTTTGTGGTAAGGCTGATGCACCAGACCTTCCAGTTGCAAGATTTAGGGTTGAGGAGCTAGGAAACAAAGCCTGCTGTTGCTCAATAGGTCGCTAGACTGCCGTTTATAGACCCCTTATAGACCCCTTATAGGGGTATTCCACAAACCCCTTATAGGGCTAACGCTCCCGCAAAAGACTACGCTACCGTTTAATAGCTGGCCTACCGTTTTCGGTCCGCCACTTTTGCCAACGCTCCCGTTGAGCCTGCGCTACCGTTTGATAATGCTCCCGCGAAAGCTTGCGAGCCTTACAAGATCCTTTGACGCTCCCGCCTTTCTTACCCAAGCGTGAAAGGTAGGCTTTAATAATTTCGTCTTCAGTCATATTTTTATACGCTCCTTATAGGCTGCGCTGCCGTTTATTGTAAAGCGGAATGCCTGCGCTGCCGTTTATGGGCAGGCAGAAAAGCCGTAGGGGTTTGAACCCTTGGGGGTTGATTATTCCTCAATCCATTCTCAATTTGATTCCCTTGTGGGTGACAAGCTATAGCACTTATCGCAACAGTATTCCCGCCTTGTTCTGCCATGCCATGAAGCGTCATCACTTCCGCAATCGCAAGGCACTAATTCCCCAATGTCTTTTATATAAGACTGCAATTGCTTAATATGGTAAAGCATTTCGGATCTATTGTTAAGATTCCAATCATCCCTAGTTAGCAATAACAAGCTATCCGCATGATCTTCCATGTTTTCTTTACATGTTTTCATCATATCCTCTTTCTTTCTTTCATTCGCGCAATCAATAAAGACTGCGCTGCCGTTGGAGTGGGTAAACCCTATCGGGTCAATCCATCCTTTGCTTTCCCCGTGCTAAAGGGAAAGACAAGGCGGGACTTACTTGCGCCGATTCTTAGGCCATACCATCCACACAAACGCGAGCAGCAGCCCGCCGTGGAGTAGGCCTAAGGCGTAGACTTGGGGGCAGTTCATGATTGAACCTCCTTTCTTATTATTGCGGTCCATTCCATGCCTTCACGAATGGCCCAACGTAACGCGCTTCTCCAGGTCAAAAAGCGTGCCTGGAATTGCCCGACTGAATTGTAAACGACATAAACCGTCTTCATGCCTTTACCTCTCCATGATCCACAAGGTGAAAAACGGTGTGGCAATCATGGCAGCGAAAGTAAACCTTCCAACCTAACGTACCAAGACACACAAGATCAGAGTTTTCGCACGTTGGGCAAGGTTGCGGGTTGTCGTTTATCTCTTCCTGGTACTCTTCGCGCGTCATACTTCACCCCTTGCCATTGCTAATACTTTCTTTTTTGATCCACCGTGAGGAATAAACCCCACGATGACGGAACGATTAGCACGGGAGCAGAGTTTACAAGTTGCGCACGTCACGTTCTCGCGCGTTTGCGCAGGACATACCACAACTTTTCTCCCTTGTGGAGTTGTCACGTTTTCGCCGTCCATCGTGGGAAGAATAGTTACCACGGGACCAACTTCGAGCGCGGCAAGTTCATCGGCATGGCTCAAACCGTTAGCGGATAGGTTGACCGTAAACCCACTACGGTTTGCGGCTTTAATCGCATCACGGTTTGATTTTATCGGGCCATCTTGCCGTTCTAATACGGGTTTATGCGTATAGGTAAATCCATTGCGGCCCGTATTGGACTTGGCAAGTTGACCAAGTAGCACACCGTTGACGGTATTATTATCTCCAGGCAAGTCTCCTACTTGATTATGCCGCCATAATTGACCAACGGGAAGGCGCGCGATTGATTCGCAAAATCCCTCCCAAGTTGTCCCACGGTCCGCGCCGTCAACCTTATTCCAATGCCATGACAACGGTCCGCCTTCGCCATAACAACCTTTCCCACCGTTTGCCTTTTTGAGTGGGCAAGCGTCGGGACAAGTGTTGCGGCCCGAAGTTGAAACGGGAATTTTTCCCGTCTTTACGTTTCCGCTCTTTTTCGACAAGTGAACGATGGGAGGAGCGTTGCGGATCATGAGCGGCTCCATGTTTTTGGCTCGACTCGCGTTTTCCAATTGTCTCCACCGTCAAACGCGACTAACACGCGATGGCTCCAGGCGTTTTCCTTTACCCATTCCATGACGTTGGAAGCATGGTAGGAGGTTGTCATATCATGCAGGAACGATTCTAATTTGCTTTCATGGATTCTTCCAAAAACTTGAGAATCCAATATGTCTTTAGTTTTCCAATCCTTGATCAATATTTTAACTGCAGTACTTGCAGGAAAGTAAACGTTTTCGCTTATCTTCGCCTGAATAATACCTCCTACGCATTCTTCACCTATCTTCCATGTTTTTGTCTTGTTCATGTGTGTGTTTCCTTTCTTTATTAGTTTTTACCAAAATATCCCAACGCCATAAAAACAGCGCAGGGTGAGAGGAGGAGAGAGACTAAGAGGAACTCAGTCATTTTTGCTTCTCCTTGTTTGCCTTTTCAAGTGA